TTAAGTGATAAAGCCCAGGCTAAGGCTCCTTCTCTTGGATTCGTACCTCTTAAAGGTGAGATACTTTCTAAGTCTCGTGCTGCAGTAAAGCGTATTAATAAATAAATTTAATAGCCAGAGGCACCTCAGTGTCGGACCTCTGGCTAATTCCCTTGACCCTTACCCACTACGGTCCGTTGTAGTAGGTCAAGGAATTAATACTAGTATAGCGGAACTATACTAGACTCGATCAATTAAATAATTATGTCTTCATTTAATTTAGACTCTGTAAATAATAGTGTTGTTCACTGCACTAATCAGTTCGAAACTGATATATTAGCTAATGACTTTGCAATTAATAATGCTGGTTATGGTGCTTACAGTTGGAGTGCGGATGGATCAACTTTTGTAGGATCTACAGCTCATGCCACACATCAGACTGGTGTTAGTTATGGTACCACTACAGGTACTACCACTGGATTACAATTTCGACGAATTTTCAAACTAGCTGTTGGTAAATATGAAAGAATAAAATATAAATTTGATATACTTAATACAGCTAACCATGCTGATGTGGATTTTGCATTTGGTATACAAGTACCTGCAAGTTCTTCCATAATACAAGATGTAAAGTATACTACTGCAGTTGGTGTTACAGGTGGTACAGATTCAGATGCTTCTGCCGTAAATAACGCTGTAGTTGAAATAGCTAATGCTGCTGGTATACCTAATGGTACTTGGATTAAGGTTAATCCTGATGCTGCATCTGATGCTGCTAGAATGGTTCTTACTCAAGGTGCTAATGGTGGTCCAGGGCATACTAAAGTAACTGGTGTATTAGAAGCTTCTAGCACAGCAGGCGAATTAAGTTTCTGGTTCCGTCAAGCTGCATCAGCCGCTACACCTACTGTAGCTCATGCTGGTTCTACATTCCAATACTTGAAGTTCTAGTTATGCCTTTATATTCAAACACCACAACAATAGAATACAAGAAATTTTAATCATGCCTTATTATACAAATAACACACTAGGTACTATATCTTATAAACCAAAGGGTATCTTTAATGAAGGAGTTGTTTTATCAGAAGATTCAGCTGAATTAACAACTAGTATGTTCATTATCAAAGACTTTGATATAGAATTAGGACCAAATGAAAAAGCTATTGGTGAACTAACTTTATGGTATGACTCTAACAATACCTCTGAATTCAAAATAAAATTCGGTAATTTAAATGCTTCAGGTAATGCTGTAGCTGGTAGTGAGTTTATTTATGCTGCTCAAGTTATAAAGACAATAGCAACTGATGGAGGGGATAATACACCTACTACTGGTCTCGAAGCTGTAGTAATACGAAGTACAGATGGAGATGGTCCTGTAATTATATTAGATACTGATTCATCAAATACTGATGCACGTTGGACAAAGGTAGAGTTTAATGTAATAAATTCTACAGCTGAACATACTACTTTGAGTTTCTCTGCTGGTGAAGCTGCTGATGGCAGTGATTGTCACTTACTAGCAGGATCTTATAGTGCTTATAAGAAGTTTTAAATAATTTACAATAGGAGGACCACCATCCTTCTAGCGGGTGACTATGGAAGAAAGTAGATTTCCAATCTAACTTAACAGGGGTTCAATTCCCCTCACCCGCTTTGGCTTTCGGCCCTGTACGCAGGATACCCTTTAGCCGTCTAGACGGTGGGATAGACCACAACAAAATGATCAAAAAAATTTACGTGCGTAAGAAAGTAAACAAATACATTAATTAAAAGATAATGGCTAATGCCACACAATCGGTATTAGGTACAGTTAATAAGCTGGTATCTGATACCTCTGGTTCACAGGCTTATGATAGTAAGTACGGAACCTATTTGAAGCTGTTCTCAGGTGAGCTATTCAAAGCTTATGAGTCAGCAACAGTTGCAAGAGATACAGTACAAAGACGTACATTAAAGAACGGTAAGAGTTTACAGTTCATCTTCACGGGTCGTATGCAAGCTGCATATCATACCCCAGGAACCCCTATACTTGGTTCGGGTGACCCTCCAGTAGCTGAGAAGACAGTCAGTTGTGATGACCTACTTATCAGTTCAGCTTTCATTTATGACCTAGACGAAACACTTGCTCATTACTCTCTACGTGGAGAAATCAGTAAGAAGATTGGTCATGCTCTAGCCGAGTCTTATGATAAGAAGATCTTCAGAACGATTGCTTTAGCAGCTCGTCAAGCACATCCTATTACAGCATCTCCTGGCCCTGAGCCTGGTGGTTCTACTATTGAACTAGGTGTAACTAAGGAATATGATGCACAAGCACTAGTTGATGCTTTCTTTGAAGCCGCTTCTATTCTTGATGAAAAGAACATGCCTAAGCAAGGTAGAACAGCTGTACTATCTCCAAGACAGTACTATGCTCTAGTTTCTCAGGTATCTACTAACATCCTTAATAGGGATTATGGTAATGGACAAGGTAATCTAAATTCTGGTGAAGGTCTCTATGAGATTGCTGGTATTCAGATCAGACGTTCTAACAACCTACCATTCTTAGCTGGTACAGTTAATTCTGAATCTGGTGAGAACAATGACTATAATGGTGACTTCTCTACACACTGTGGTTTGATCTATTATAAAGATGCTGCTGCTGTAGTTGAAGCTATTGGACCTCAAGTTCAAGTAACTTCAGGTGATGTTTCAGTACTTTATCAAGGTGATGTTATTGTTGGCCGCCTAGCAATGGGTGCTGCACATCTTAACCCTGCTGCTGCTATTGAGCTTACATCTGCTAGATCATAAAGGTATAAATTATGTCTCTTAGACCTGGTACATCTACAACTATCACTAGAGTAAAGGGTAATGGAGGATCTCTTTCTGGAATAGGTAGTGTAGCTAAATCAATAACTATCAATCCTCCTACTCCTAAAGAGTATGGTAGACTACATTTGTCTCCTGCTAATATAGGAACAGTTTCTTAATAAATAATAATTATGGCAGTCCCAGTAGCAAAAGGGAATCACGGTGTCTGTACAACAGATGCTGTGAGAATTTCCGTCGCTAAAACTCACGGTGTATATGCAACTATTTCAGCTGTTGCATCTACTACTAAAAATTTACGTTTAGCATATCCTACTGCTGGCGGCTCAGGTGTGTATGACACTTGTAATGTCGTTACAGCACAGTTATCCTAAACACATACACAGGGAGGCTTCGGTCTCCCTTTTTTAATAATAACACTTATGGCTACCACAACAATTGACCTCGATACAGAACTATCCGCAGTGAATTCAATACTGGGAGCTATCGGTCAAAGTCCAGTAACATCATTAGGTTTACCTGAATCTGGTGAAGGAGATACAATTAATTATACCAATCCAGAAATAGCATTTATATATAATATATTAACGGAAGTAAATAAAGATGTACAAAATGAAGGCTGGCACTTTAATACAGAAAATCATGTAACTAAAGAATTAGATGAAGATGGAGAAATAGACGTACCATCTAATGCATTAAGATATGATTTTTATAGTGAAGGTATAGATAAAACTTTTGATGTTGTTAAACGTAATGGTAAACTATATGATTTAGTTGATCATACTTATACATTTGATGAAGGTACATACTATTTAGATATTGTAACTTTATATCCATTCTCAGATTTACCTAATGTATTTCAACGGTATATTACTTATAGAGCTGCATCAAGAGCTGCTGCTCAATTAGTATCTAATCCACAATTAGTACAATTATTACAAACTCAAGAAGCTCAAGCTAGAGCAGCTTGTATGGAATACGAATGTAATCAAGGTGATCATTCATTCTTTGGAGGTCCACATGAAACTAATTATAGAAACTATCAACCATATCAAGCACTTAGACGCTAATGGCAAGTATAACACAAACTATACCTCAATATAACGGAGGTATATCTCAACAACCAGACGAAAAGAAACTGCCAGGTCAAGTTATAGAAGCTAAAAATGTCTTACCTGATATAACAAGTGGTTTACTTAAACGACCTGGTGGTAAACTTATAGGTTCTTTAAGTGATGGTGATTATAATTCTCAAACTAATGGTAGATGGTTTCATTATTATAGGGATGAGAACGAACAGTACATAGGACAAATCAGTAGAACAGGAGATGTTAATATTTGGAGATGTAGTGATGGAGCTGAAATGACAGTTGTAAATGATACTGCTACATCAGCTGCATTAGTATCATATTTAACACATACAAATGACGAAGATTTACAAACATTAACTTTAAACGATTATACATATGTAACTAATAGAACTAAAACTACTGCAATGGGAGCTACTGTAGAACCTACTAGACCTCCTGAAGCATTTATACAATTAAATAAAGTTGCATATGCTAATCAATATTCAGTTAATTTATTTGATGATACAAGTACAACTACTAGAACCAGTGCTACAAGAGTAAGCGTACTTTCATCAAGATTAAATACTGAAAGCTCTTGTCCTGACGTTGGTACTGAGATATTTAATGTTGGAACAGAAGATGACGTGCATGAAAATATAAAGCAAGAATTTATTTTTAAAAATATACATGGTGCTCATGAAGGTGCTATAAATTTCTTTGAAACTGATAG